GTAAATCAATGCGCCATTTGCGGTTATCGTCGCTGAACTCCATGTGGTGTCAGCGAAGTCTGTCAGAGCTGTCGTTCCAGATGCGGAAGGATCGACGTTAGTCAGCGTATTGCCTCCAGCACTGTAGTTCGTGCCAGAAACCTCGTTGGTGGTGGCATAAGCGGTTGTCGATGCGGCCAAAGTAACACTTGATGTATAGAGTGCGATTTTGAAGGTGTTGCCGGTGCCAGTTGTGGTGGTCGTACCGCCGCCTGAGCCATTGTGGAAATTATGAATTCCCTGCAATAGCTCACTCTTGAAGGAGGTACACATTGCCTGAGTTATAGCCATTACAGCCTCCGTAAAATTTCGGCCATATCCGCATGGCCCTGTTTATTAAAAAGATTATATAACGTAGTTCGATCGCTATTTATCGCATCTTTACAAGAAGCTAAGATAACATGGTAAACCCGGCTCTTAAATGCCTCTGCCTGAGCTTTTACCATAGGATCGGCCCCCTCTGAAACGGCGACTATTTTACGAACCGCCCGCTCCGCGATCTCCTCCGGAGTAAATCCGCGGTGTTGAGTGGTTTCTACTCCCACTCCATTAACATCTGCCTTAACCTCAACTGAAAACATATTATTGCTTTGGCCTCACTACCATTCCGGCTCTGTACTGGTCGGTGACTTCCTTTGATTCACCGAGCATCTTGACAGCTACCATCGCTTCGCTAAATCGTTTTTCGTATTCCTGCATCAGATCCGGCTCGCCCTTCATAAAGGTGTAGGCTTCGATAAGACTGCCGTAGAGCATCGCTTGTATAGCGTTGGTGCTTAACCACGTAGTCCCATCACTAGCCCCCGCAGTCAAACTAGCAGGTCTATAAAAATAATGAAGCTCCGAGGTGTAAGAGCTGTCCGGAGTTGGTGCAAGAATAAAACTGTCTACGTCAAATTGCGCATAGTACCGAGGGCTACCCGTGGTACTGCTGTTAGGATTAAATGTCTGAACAAAGTTAACGTCCTTGAAATCCAAGAAATTCTTGACGCTGCTAGACGTATAAGAAAGAGAAAACGGTGCCAAAAAATCAGTGGGACAGCCCAGATACTGATTAGAAGAAGTCATCGACCCCGATACGTTCTTACGGAACAGGCTCAATTCGGCGTTCTTCAGAATTCGCTCTTCCGCGTTCTTTATAAAAATGTCCAAATTATTGGTAAACGTGGTTTCATCGTTTTCCGTGTAATTCTGGATAGCTGTCTTCAATGTGGCGTAGGTAAAGCTCATGTCGTAGTCACCGTGACCTGCCCAACAACAGCAAACGCCCTTATCGGAGTAAAGGTCTTCTCAGATAATAAAGGTGTGTCTACATACACGACCACCGGATCAGGCCCCGTCGGACGCGGATCTTTCAGCGCCTGCGGGTCAGTTACCTTGCGAAACGGGCCTAGCTGCGGCTGTTTGGGCTCATACTCGTCCGGCCCCACCAGCATTCCCGTCCACTCCTTCTTCATGGTGTTCAGGCGATAGCGGAATCCAGATCGGTCTGAGATTCCATAAGCTCTTTTTCCTGCCGCGTACCTAGCCATAACTGAGTCCCGGAGTGATGGTAAGAGAAGCTCTGTCACGGTCTTCTTCCATCGCCCGGTTAAATTCCTCATCATAAATTGCTTTCAGCAGTGGAATTCTGTCCGGAGCGCGCTTAATAGACAGGTAATAAGCTAATCCGGCTGCCAAACAAGGGTAAAACCGGAAAGGTATCTGCATTGTATTGGTATAGTCGTCAGCGTCGTCCATACGAACAAGCCGATCAAACTTAATAATGTCTGTATTGTTCTCAGGCGTAGGCCATACCTTGAGAACCGGCGTTACCTGCCGATCAAGGAAAAACTGAGATGGCCTGCCCGTCTGAGCCTTGTTTGGAATACCCAAGTAATCATCCCGACTAAGCCGAGTAATGGCGTAGTCTGTGCTGTCTCGGGTAATAACCGCAGACAGAATATCTATTGTTTTTTGAACCGTTGTCAGGTCCACCGCCGCCGATAAAGTCGTTGTAGCCGCACTGGTTCCACCAGTAAGCGTTTCACCACTGGTGAAAGTGCCGGAAGGAATAGTTATTGCCATCGTGGTGGAAGAAGGCAGGCTTGTAACAGACGCCGTGGCAGCACTGCTACCGCCGGTAATCGTCTCCCCTACCGTAAAGCTGCCACTGGCCCCCACTGTTATAGTAAGAGTACCTCCAGGGTATTCGTTTATATCGGAAGCCAGCGTGATAGAGGTCTGCTCAATAGTCCATTGATTTAATCCCCTGTTAGCCCAGTCTGCCAGCATAAGATTAAGCGACCGGCGCGCGGTCTTCAGGTCATAGCCTGTACGGACTTCCAAGCCGCACCGCTCAAACGCCTCTTCGACGTAGCTTGCTACGTCCAGCTCAAAATTAACGGAAGAAGAAGTTGCCATTTAGCTTCTCTTCTTCCCGCCGCCGCTTTTACCTTTCTTTTTGCCGTACTTATAAGCTCCATATATCATACCAGCCGTCAATATGTCGCTGCCCAGTCTGCCAGCAGCGCTAGGATCTCCTGCACCAAGATTAACTCGGCCCCCTGTACTAAATTTTTTAACACCGGTTTTCTTCACCATACCGCCGCCACGCATCTTTCGGACACCGGTTTTCTTTACCATACCGCCGCCACGCATCTTGCGAGCTTTAACTTTGGACATAAGAATTCTCCTCAACTAACTTATTGTAGAAAGCGGCCCTCTTCTCAAAGGAAGGAGCCGTCTTTTCCTCGTCAAAATAATACTCATAATACCCTGAATGCCGCAGCTTATCTGAGGCTTTTTGCAGTTTGGACAGACGCTGAATAAAAATCATGGCGTACTCTGTTTCCACGGGCGGCTCAAAAGTGCCGTCATCTATGTCTTCATTAGGCTCGTCATCCGGATGGAAGCCCATTACCCACATATCTTTTTGAAGAAATAGTCCTTCTGAAATAGCTTTGTTTAAGTCCCACAGATACTCGTGGAAGGCGCTGGAGTCAGCCCCATAATCAAGGTCCACCAGAATAACTACGTCATGCACATCGTCAAAAGTAGAAACGATAGAGTACAGGGGCTGATAGCTAGGGCTGTACTTAAAGGAAAATCCGACCTTATCCTCTTCCCACGCCTTTTTAGCATAGGCACAGGCGGGTAAGCCGCCGTATTCCTCATTTGGGAGTTCCAGTGCGTGACTCGACCAACTTCTGATCTCGCCACAAATTTCCTGTTCCAACCCAGTGTAGAAAGAAATACGGCGCATAATTTACCTTCTAAGCATGAAATACCGTCATTGTGCCAAATGTGGAAACCGTGTACTGCACAAACATCCCGGAAGCAAAGACAATCCCTTCGTCCGGAATAGTTACGTCCCTTGTAGATGTAGCCGAAGCAACAGAACCCACTTTTAAGAGGGAGGTACCTGCAGGCGTCGTAGTAGTAAAACTCAACGTCCCTGCTGTTCCCGAACAAACAATAGACAATCCCTGCATTCGGGATCTTCCAGCAAAAATCACGTCTCCCGCAGCGGCGTTGACCCCTGCTGAAACATTACCTGCCGGATCGCCTACTGCAGCAATCGCCGTAACGGTCTTAAAATACTTAGCGCCCGTCGCAGTCCCTGCATTGGCTCCAGTAATACTCTCTGTCTGAGAGTCACCATTCACATCAGTCCCAGTTACCGTAAAGGAAATACCGCTATCGTCTCCCGCACTCAGAATAGTCACAACTCGACCTGAATCAAAGGTACAGGAGCCTCCAGAAGCTAAGGCTCCTTCAATAGTCAAGCTCGCGTTGTTTCCAACTGCAGCAGCGGCAGATATCCCATCAGCATCCAGGGCTTGAGTATCCGCCGTTATAAAGACAGCTTTTACATCAGATCCTGACATAACTTACTCCTAGCCTAGATTTATATTAATCAAGGAATACTCGGTGTTTGCGGATACCGCCATCACGTCGCCAACTTCCTGCAATACATTATCTGTTGCCGGGGCTACTCCACCTGCGGTGCCGCCGGAACGAACTGCTGCATTACCTACAACCACAGTACCTACCGTTAGCAAGGC